TTAGCTACTTTATTCTTTGATTGGTAGTTAAAACCTTTAACTACTAACTGAAGAATTTGAGAAATATCTAACTCGATTTCTGGAACAGCTGTTACAGAATCGATTCGGTCTACATAACTTCAACCTGATAATTCATTCTGTTTAGCAGAAAGAATATCCAGAAGTTTCTCTACAGAAACTTTCGGATCATCAATTATACTACTGTTTCACAGTGTTAAATAATTGATTTTGTGATTGAAGAATATGTTACGAACCATAAAATGCAGTTCTTTTTGAACTTTACTTCCGTAAAGATCACCAAAAACTGCTTTTATGTGTTTTAAGACCTGTACCTCTATCCAATCATCAGTATATCGTTTAGACATATTATGTAATCGAGAGCGAATAGTCTCTCTTACACAATACTCAAACTTTAGATAATGACCGGTTAATGGAGGTAATGGCGGAAGAGTCTCATTTCGAAATAAAGAAGATAAAACTGTCTTTGACACTTCCATACGGAAGCGTAAAAAGGTTAGTTTTCCCGATGTAATCATCGGCATGAAGCTATCTACTAACTTTAATAAGTACGTAATATTTGCTTTAGAGCAAATATATGAATTCATTAAAGCTAATATAGCTACCATATCTTTTTTAGGACGAGAGTCCCATAGTCTATGAGATAAAATTGTATTAATTACTGAAAATGGCCTTTCTAAGAAAGATTTCTCTTTCAAGAATAGACCAATGATAGTGTTAATACGACCTCTAAAAGTATTTTGAGAAACGAATTGTTTCCATGGAAGAGGTGAAACTTCTTCTTTGAAAAACGTTCGTTTAGCAAATTCGACTACAGGACGATTCTCTGCCACCACTGATTTATTTTGGTTGATAGGTACTCCAAGCAATTCCATGGTAAGGAGATATTGATTAGCAAGATCTTTATCAAAGATCACTATATCATCTCCTAATACTTCATATTTAGTATTTCAAGAATTATTCTTGTTAACTTGATATGAACAGTATTGCATTATCATATGATGAGTCAATGCAAGCATTGCTCAAGATGATAACGCACCCATAGGTTGCCCTACTGAGTACTTTACTACTCCTTCTTGAAGCTGACGATCCAAACCTGTATATCGGAATAAATATTCACGATCTACAAGAATAGAACGCCATGCTTTTGCAGCTTGTTCACCAATTAACGATGAAAGTAAATCTACTTGAATCGCAATAGGTAAACGATCTGTAGCAGCCGAAAGATCATAACCATAGCAACAATTAAATAATTTTGCTTTGGAAATGGCCCTTTCGAATGCTTGCCCTTGATCAAAAGTCCCATCATTTGGAATTCTTCTTAAAATTCCAAATAAGGATTGATGCAAGGGGGAGAGTAAAGATTGAGTTCAACCATCTACGATGGCAAAAACTCTAATCTTACCAGCCGCTTCTGCTTTCATGGATAATTGACCTAAATCACCTTGTGATGACGGTTTTTGTGGTAATCTATTTTGATCCACATCATCTATAATCTCAAACTTATTAATTAAATTAATAAGATTGGAATTAGTAGCTGAACAATAATCCTTAAAAGCAGTATAAATCACTGGATCTTTAGTGATCATAACTGCTTCTCTCACCATACCAACTCAAGCTTTTTTGTTGGTAGGAGATGCAGTTTCCCTTATCAAGTAATTATTACTTGATATATTCCACTTTCCAACAAACTCATTCAATAACTGGTTCTTTTTGAATCAGCTACCAATCAGTTTAAGAAATAGTGGATTTCCGTTGAATTCATCCGTGATTGTATTTAACTTTAACTTTCCAGGTATAGAAATTATTCTATATAAGGAAAATAAACTCAAATATAATCGGATTATCTTACATGACCCTTGGACTATAGATCTTCGATCTCTAGTACCAATGATCACAGGTAATCCGGATGAACTCAATCTAGGAAGGGGCAAGTCAGGCTCTATCTCCCGTAAGGAAGAAAAAGCTTGTCCTGCTATCACTTTAGATATCGCTAAATTGCATGCTTTTAAATATTTGACTGTAAATTCAAGTCCATGCTTACGTGTCATTGACACTAAGTATCGACCGAATTTATGGAATAATCGAATTCGATTGATGATCTTCTTATTCGATGATTTTAAGCTTAAAGATACAATCTTATGAGCAAAATCATTAAATAAGCTCGAAAGTGTTTTATCATTTTCGAGACGTATCAGTTGATTCTGTATTCGTTCCTTAGACCCTAAGAAGATACGTTTAATATTAATTTTATTCATATCTTCTTTATGTGTTTAATTTACGACACTATAGAACAACCTTATCTAATAATCACACGAGATACAATTCGAGTCTCCGCTCAGTCATTGACATTAACCTCTATCCATAGTCCAACCGATTTTACGGTCCGGATTCCGGCGAGTTATTTAATAACAATGATTAAGCAGACTTTGAATATTCATCTCATGCTTTTTTACTAGATAAAGCGGATCTATAGCCTAGGTTTACCTAGGTTCTAGAATAACCTGCGCTGTTCCAATTAAGGGACGCCAGATTAAAACCGCCAATCAGATTCTTTTAAATTCAAAATTTAAAGCTAGAATCTTAGCATTTT